ACCGCCCGGTGTCACCGTACTGCGGCGCGCCAGCTGCTTAATACGCGGGTCCGGACGGTCATATGTCTCCGGCAGCGGAAGGCCTTCACCATATGCCATGCTGTTTGACTGCCCCGCCAGAACCACAACAAAGTAATACTCCGGTTCGCTGGTGGTGCTGATAACTGTGCCTTCTCCATCCGACGGCTTCACCAACACAGGTGTGCTCACATCACCTTCTGCGACAATCGCCTGAATAAGTGCTGCGCCATCATCCGTATACGAAGAAAACGGCCCGCCGTATGGCTGCCATCCTTCACGAATTTTTTGAGCAAGCGCATCCGCAAGGTCTGACGGCGACGCCGCCCTGACCACGTCATAGTGTTTAAATGTCATGAATCCTCCCGGCCGGGATAGTGTACTGAATCAGATAAAGAGCGGGCTGAGGTCCGGAAGTTAAAGGACAATGACAGAAGGAAGACTACAGCCCGCAATACGAAAAAGGCCGCGCAGTTGCGCAGAGTGATTACTGTCGGGTATTATTCGCCAGCTGAAATATTACTTCACGTTTTGTTGTTTATTCCTTGCCGCCCGCGTCTCCCGGCGCGGGCTTTTTTTGCATGTAAAAAGGCTCCTGCGATGAGGAGCCTGGATATATGCCTAATCTCTGTATACAGCATGATGCCGGGTGCCTCCCGGTGAATTCTGCAATGACCAGACAGAATCCGCAACTTGCCTATACAATACGCAACCAAACATCTGTCATTATGCCCCTCCGCACAGGGGGATTCATCATGCAGGATTTTTTTAACAAATGCTCAGCCAGACAGGCAACCGTCAACTGACTGAATTGTGACATTGATTACACTGTAACTACATTGCTGCACACTACGAAACCAGCAATGCTTCTGATATTAATTAAACTGCACTTCAGCAAATCCTGAACCTGACGCACAGGTATTTGATTTGATTGTTACCGTCATTCCTGTTAACTGTGCGCTTTGCAGTAGCGGTTGCAGATTCCAGCGGTTAGTCCAGTACTCTTTCCCGGCCACTTTTACTGTGAATGTATCATTCTCATTATACTTAGAGAACTCAATTTTACCTTTTGCACAATCAGCTGCCATTGCATTAACAGAAACAAAAGCAAATAAAGCCGCTACAAATATCTTCTTCATATTTAACTCCCGTTATTCTCCGGATGTATTTAAAGAGTGAGCCCTGCGATTCAGAAAAGCAGCTGCGGTATTACTTTCCCATAAAGTATTGTTTAGCCTTATAACTGGCCTGTCGCCAGTTATCTGACATTCTGGTTGTATCTCTTCATTCACGGAGCGAACGGAACGTGCCCCCTGATGATGGCAATTCAGTATAACCGCCACTGTGCCCAGTATCGCTGATATATTATTAAAGGATATTCGCCCCACTCTGACACCACCCTCTCCCCGAAACTCCGGAAGCACATTGCTGATTCTCCCCCAGTTCAGTGTGAGGTCCACTTCTTCCGGTGTCATCGTATAAACAGGAGCAGTTTCAGACAGTGCCAGACGAAATTCTCTCTGTATTTGCCTGAACCGTAAGGCTTCTGCTGTGACAGTGACAAAACGCAGAACTGCTCTGGATGCATCTCTGGTCATGGCATTTCCACTAAACTCCATTAACGCCAGATATGATGAAACCAGTGAGTGACGACTGATTTGCATTCCGGAACGTTCCAGCGCTGCGACACGTTGCAGAGTGGTATAACTGCTGTCCGTTGTCATGGAAACAGTTGTCACACCGGGCACTGATATATGTGCAAAATCTGAAAATCTGTAGAAAGTATTTGTTGCCGTATTAACGAATCCGGCCACATATAAATTATTTTGCTCAATAATCAGACGAAGATGGTCAAAACGCGCCTGATAGACATCAAGCCCTCGTATATCCACAGCAAAATAACTGCCCGGTGGGGTGTGGTTAATAACAGATACCGATGTGGTCCCCTGAGATATATGTTCAAGTGGGGTCGATATTTCTGTCCGTATACTATTTAACGAAGAGACATAACTTTGTTGAGTCGAAAAGTCTATCGTAAATTCCCGGGAATAGGATACCGAAGAAAAGCCCAGTAACAGGCACAGTACCCATTTTAACAATATACACTTCATATACAGGTATTCCTTTTGGCTGAAGTAATACGATACCAGACCCGGCGCAGATATAAAAAAGGCCCGCAAAAGCGAGCCTGGTAAATAATTATGGCGCGTTGTACTGGATTCGAACCAGTGACCGATTGCTTAGAAGGCAATTGCTCTGTCCGGCTGAGCTAACAACGCAGTGTACCGATAATGGACCGCCATCGAGGACTCGAACCCCGCGCAACCAGCTTCGAAGGCTGGCGCTCTATCCTGATGAGCTAATGGCGGTATTTAACAGGAGATGCAACAAAAACCCGCTCAGCGGCGGGCTCTTAAATCTTATCAACGGTAGACATACAAAGCCCATCGTTGGGAAAACTTTATCCATATTTTTTGAAAAATGCAAGCATCATGTCGACATCTTCGGCGAAATTATCTATCTTGTCACTTTTCTCAATTGATCTTCAGCATACGCTTCTTCCTGCCAGCACTTTGTAACCAGTTTATCAATGACATCTGCATATCCTTTGTACCACTGATAATCCGTCAGGTCTGGTATCAGCTTCTGGACACGATGCCTCGCCAGTGTGGTTGGTAAACGGCTAAACCGGTTTCCATTGCAACGCCCACAAATCTTATAAACAGGCGCGCCATGAAGCCGGGTTCTTTTTTCATCCAGGACAATACCTTTACCCTTACACCCTCTGCACGCTGTGCTGACTTCTCCCTTACCATGGCAATGCTGACATAGTTCCTTCACCCACTCTTCCTTGATAACAGATTCCCCGCTTCTGGAGTGTTTCACCACTTCGCGCAATACATTATGAAATCCAGTACCAGCACAACGCTCACAGCGAGCCTTACTTTCCGCAGACCGGGAATAATCAGCAAAGGCAAAATTCACAAGGTAAGGGATGATCTGTAACCGGGTTTCTTCACTCAATTTATTCAATGTCGGGTTATCCAGTGCCATCGCGTAATTGAGCAGACCTTCAATCGCAAACTGAGGATCCTGAACACCAACTTTTGCCAGGAATAAGGCAAACCCAAGCGGTGCTTTCGACTGCACCATCCCCTGCGCAGCCATCACATCTGTAATCGTTAAACCACCCGAGCCTGTCGCCGGTGCGTCATCGCTCAATTTTGGAGATTTTGGGGAGTAATATTTTGGTAAGGCTTCAAGGTTCATGCTCGTTCTCCACTTACGCCAGTACGCCTATTGCCAGCGCACGATCGATAAAACGAAATATCAGCTCCAGCTGGGAGCCATACTTCTCTTCGAATGCCACGGTATCCGCATGCAGCTCGTCGTGATGCTTTCTACACAAAGGCAACACAAAGAGGTCATGCGCTTTTGTTCCCATTCCACCCTGACCGTGACCTATCAGGTGGTGGGGATCATCAGCGGGCTTTCCACAACATGCACACGGCTGTGTCTTAACCCAGCGCGTGTACTTTTCATTAACCCAGCGGCGACGTTTTGGGCGTAACATAAAAGACTCCGGCGACTCCGGATCCACTTTCAGCGCCAGCACCTTTTTTGCCTTATCCTGGATGATGCTGGTGGCAGGAACCGAAGGCACAAGGTCACTTTCCCGGGTGACAGACGGCACAACAAGATTTGGTAATCTCAGTGCCTTACGGGCTGCACTTTCCGGTAAGGCATCCGCCAAGTCATTACGAATCAGCCACCAGCACAGTTCCGGCATTGTCACAACGTGACTATCATCAAAACCGAGATCCCGACGCACAACAGACAACACCCAGCGGGCACAGTTATCCGTCGCCATTGATTCCAGCCGTTCCGTGAACTGATCGCGCAGCTGGTTATCGCAGTGCCAGCACAGACGGATTGCGCCCGGAGCGTGTCGCATTGTGGTCATGTTCTCGCTGTGCCAGTCGGAATGAGGCCACTGGCAGCCTTTTTCACGAAGTAACCAGCTTTCAAGACATTCCACGCCACCAGCACGACGGATCACTGCCTCATTGCGGAACACGGCCCGAACGGCAGGATCATCCGCCAGCGGTTGTGATGCCGCCGGAACGGCACCACTGGCGAAAGATGAATAACGCTCCGGCTCAGGCTCCAGCAGGACACGCCCCTGCATAAACAGGGGCATCAGCTCTGAACCTGGCCTGAACAATACGATCCCCATACGCGGGGCGATTTCAGGGGTCAGTAGTGCTCTCACGGTCACCTCAATGAACGGTATCGAGCAGCTTTAACAGCTCAGGGAATCGGGATTCGAAGAAATGCGGCTGCGTCTCGCGCGGATTTGCAGGACTGGTGATGTTCTTGCCGAACATGCAGCCTTTCGCGGTCAGCGACCAGAATTTTTTGATGTTGTTAATCGCGGTAGGGCTGTATCGTTCGCGTTGTTCAACGATCCCCAGCTTCGCCATCTGGTGATATGCCTGATTAGCCGTCAGGCGGATACCATACTGCTTCAGCAGTGCACTCAGCGACAGCGTAGGGCGGCTTGAACCATCTGGCGCATCAGCAGGTGCATCAATGGCATAGATCGGCATAAGTTCAGGAAGACCAGCTACCTTTGATAATTTCTGGTATGCACCAAGTTTCGAGGAGTTTGACAGATTTAGAGTCTTTGCTGCTGATTCAAGCAGAATGACCCCGGATTTAATTTTGTCGGATGTGGTTTCTTCTGGTGATGAATTATGAAGCGCATCAAAAGTACGTATCACTTTTAAGCTGAATGCCGGGCTGATCCACATTGCATATGCATAGACCAGCTCTTTACAGACATACGTCCCACCATTGCGCCCCTGAATGGTGATGACAGGAATACTACGGGAATCTCCCGTAGTTTCTTCTTCCAATAATTCCACAAGAGCCTTCGTTTCAGGACGACGCATAAACTCGTGAACTTCCAGCGAACGGGAGGAGCGATTCTCACCAGCGGCAAGAAGAGCAGCTTTCTGAAGGTCGTTAAGACAGTAGTTAGATTCGAAGTACTGGCGCACAGAAACGCCATCAATTACAAGCAACTGATTCATTGGTTTCTCCACAAATTTTTATCCACGAGCGGGACTGCACTCCCTTTTCGTTGATGCAGGATGAACTTACTGCGATTTTTAATAGTTATCAAGGATACACTGTTCATAAATACAGTATCTTTAACGAGGTAATACCCAAATTTAGGGTGTTGCTCAATTCCGTTACCGAGTTGCTAATTTGCAACTCGCTTTTTCGTACTTACTGATAGTGATCTCGACCTTCCCCTCCGGGATAACCGGTCCCCACTCCACCAGCATTCTTTTCACCTGACTGTCGTCTTCCCACACCCCCGCGTGGGTCAGGGCGTCAAACAGCGCCTTGTTATAGTTGTCCAGATCGCGGATCCGGTTATCCGGAGGAAACAACACGATCTCCACTGAAGCAGGTGCCGACGTTGGTTTCGGCAGACGACGTAACTGCTCAACTATTGCTGCACACGCCGCGCTCTGGAATTTTCGCCCCGCCGCGCTTATCAGGCTCTTACCAGCAAACGCCCCTTTGTTGGGGTGTCGCCAGTACGTGTTCACGCTGGGCGGAAAAGGCAGGATCAGCTTCATACTTTCAGGCCTCTCTCATGTAACCAATGGGCTGCACGCAGCCTGGCGTTTTCCTCACCGGCAAGCAGTGAGCGGATAATCCCGACCGCCTCGCTGTCGTCGTCCTTCACCACGGTATGAAGCGTGATCCCCCGGGCCACACCACGCTTTATCGTGATGACGCCTTTTTTCTCCAGTGCGCGAAGATGCTCCACCGCTGCATTCACTGAACGGTATCCCAGCATGGTTGCCACCTCCTGATTGGTTGGCGGGAAGCCACGTTCTTTCTGATAAGAAATCAGCATATCCAGCACCTGCTGCTGGCATTGAGTTAACGTCGTCATGCCGCCATCTCCCTGACCAGTTTTTCCGCCTGCTGGCGAACCTGCGCCAGAAACGCCTCACCACATGCCTCAAGTTCATCACGCCCGATGTAGCTGATTGCCGGTCCCTTCCAGGTCTTGTCGAAAACAGCAATAGCACCAGCGAAGAAAGCGCCTGTCGGCACCTGCTTCTCATCTTTCGGGATAAACCAGGCAGGCAGTTCAAAACCAATACGCCCGCGAATAAAAGCAATATGATCTGCATCTTCCGGCCACCACACTTCGCTGGTGGCAGCTTTGATCAGGAAAACATAGCGCCCGCCTTTATCACGCATGGCACTGGCATGTTTCATGATGTAACGCATGCCGGTGATGTATTGCCCCTCATGCTGACTGGCGCGGCTGTATGGGGGATTACCAAAGGCAGCACCTTTAAGCTCCGCAAGACGTTCTGACCAGTCATGCGCCAGCGCGTTGTCTTCCGCCGTGTAATACGCGGTACATTTGGCGTTATCACCGTCAGTAAACAGATCCAGGACAAATGGGCCAAACAGGGTGTTAATTCCCCAGAAAATGTTATCCGGCGTGCGCCACTGATCGCCCACTTCCTTCAGTTCATGGGCTGGTTTGTTCCGCAGCTCCACCAGCTCCTGGCAATATTTATTACTCATTAAGCCCCCACGTAATTCCCTGACAGATACCACTCATCACCCGATACAGCGCGCTTGCTGCTTTTCCGTAAGCACCGCTCACGACGTGCCAGAAAATTGTTTCGTTCTGGCTGGGAGTGGCTTTCACGGAATGCCGCCATCCACACGGTTGCAGCACGACGGTATAAGCCCCTGGACTCCAGTTCTTCAGCCTGGCGGGTCAGGCACAAAATCACCCGGGGATCGTTAGTGCCGACATAGAAATTGCGCACAGGTCTGGTTTCACGAACTGGTTGTGGTTCCGGTTCCTGCGCTCTCTCAGTCAGGCGCGGGAAATGTCTGCGTGTATCTCCTTCACAACGGTGAGCCACACGCCCGCTCTGACGTAACTTGCTTGCTGACTGCAGAACGCGCTGCCGTGAGTAACCTGCAAAAGCATCCGCAATGTCTCCGGAAGTACACCCCGGATGGGCTTCAATGAATTTCTGAACGTCATTCAAAAGACTCATGATCACCCCCTGAATCCTGCCGGGATCTGGCTGTAGTCCACGTTGTCGTAACTGGCTTTGAAGTACGGGTCCTCGCGTCTGGCTGCAGATACCGCAGGAACTTCCCAGGATTCTTCGAAATGACGATCCGGACCAAAGAACGTGACAGCCTGTTTCACAAATTGTGTGCCGCTATTGCCCATCGCAGATACCCAGCCCGCGTAGCGTTTCACACCTTCCAGCATGGTTTCGGGGTTTACCCCCTCGTTCAAACGGGCTTTCCAGGCTTTGAAGGCTGCTGATTTTGAATTGCCACCAGCACGTTTGGGATATTCCTGCCAGGCCTGTTCAAATTCCGGTGAATATTCCTGTCGGGCAGAACGCGCTGGCGCAGACGCGTCAGCGGATGCATCAATAGTGTTTTTAGTCTCCGTTGTAATCTCTGTAGTAATCTCTGTATTTGTATCAACATTCGGCGTATCCCCTGTTCCGTTATGACGTCGGGGGGTGTTCCGTTTTAACGTAATAGCTGTATCGCTGATTGCATTATTGCTGTTACTTTCTGGCGAAACAGAAGAAGGTGTGGTGATGGCCGCAATTGCCTGTGGGTTGATCCCGACAAACAAAATATTGCTGCATTTCACCCCATCGAGCATTTCCACCGTGCGTAAATCCAGAGTAATAAACCCTGCATCGCGCAGACGCTTCAGCGCATCTGCGGTTTCCCTTTTCCCGAAACCAAACTGCTCAGCAAACGCCTGGTAGCTTCTTTGCAGTTTGTCGCCCTGAAAACGCTTGCGATATCCCAGCAACGCTCCGGTGTGCTCATCCCTGACCTCTGTCGGGCGGTACCAGTAAACGATCTCTGAAAGCAGAGCGATAGCCGTCGCATCCGGACGCCCACTGGGTAGTCGAATATATTTCCACCAGGTCGCAGGTGTAACATTGCCGGAAATATTAATTTGACCAATAGCCATAACTTCCGGTGTGGGGGCGTAACGGCTCATACAACCTCCTTCCGCAGCATGAGAATTGTGTAGCCACGCGCAGGTTGTAGTCTGGCTTTTGCATCAATAGTAAGCGTTGCAATTTTTCGGATATGAAGATAACCAGCTCTTTCCAGTGCCAGGGTTTCCCTGAATATCGCTTGCTTAGAACAACAGCAGAAATCAGCAAGCACCTGATGATCAATAACTCTCTCGCCTTCACCGTCTGAAGAACCCGACATCAAAACACGCAACATAATCAGGCGCTGAATCGGGTTATCGAAAGCACATCCGCACACAAACTGAAAACAGTTCACGCCACACCTCCCAGACGCTTAAACATTTTTCCGGAGCAAAAGGCTATAAGCGGCATACTGACGCGGTAATTACGGCCCAGCGGTTCACAAATCACCTTCTGACATTCACGGTCAACCAGGCTAACACGTAGAACATGCCCTGCAGGCGTGGTGTACCACTGACCCGGGCGAGGACAACGGAAAGTCTGATCGGTAAACCGTTTGAAAATATTCCGGATCATTTGCGCCCCCTTACCTCTGAAGGGTTCAGTGTCATATTGATTAGGCTGGAAATCGCAGCAGCATCGTTGATATGGTCATACAGGCTTATAGCCAGCGGAGATTCCACTTTGGCCAGCATGGGATAGAGTTGTTGCAGCCAGACCTTGTGGATTACCGACAGGTGGGAGTAAAGCACGCTGGCGTTATGTGCGGCATCGCTCAGCGTGGATGGCTTTGAAAGCTGCTTTTCCATCTGGTTAAAGGCGTTGATGTACGCCTCTTTAAACCGGGCGGCGCGTTTGCCAGTGAAGCCCATTGCCAGGAACGCGAAGCCGTCGCGGGTTATTTGATAGCAAGGAAGTTTGCGAGTACCGCCGTTGGGCTGGCGTACCAAAATTGATGTCTCCGCAAAATTGCGGGCACAAAACTCTGGAGAACAATCCAAAATGCGGATCTTTTTCAGAACATCGTCATGACGTTTAGAGAAAAAGTCAGCAACAGCCAAAGAAGATGTAACAGCCTGACCATCAACGATGGCAATTTCAGGTTGAGAGAGGGTTGGGAGAGTAGTCATAGTGACAGCCCCGGTAGTCAGTTTTTTAGAAAACTCACCACATGGGACGCCAATCACAGAGGTGGTGAGACGTACAGGGTTGGCGTTACCGGAGACTACCGAACCCGGCCCGACCGAAGTCGGCCCTGTACGCCCCACCATAATTTGGGCGTAGTAATGCTCATGACACGAAAAAACCGCATGAGCGCGGTTATGCTCAGTAATCAATTTCAGGACGCCAATCCCGGCACCCGTTTTATAAGGTGCCTGAACAGTGTAACGTCCCGGAATTGCAGAATCAATATGCTGGTGGTCCTTCACACTCAACAAAATCACGCCTGAATTTCCACAAAGGACTAAAGCACTCATGCGGGTAGTCTTTGCGAAGATAGATAACGCGCTGTGTTTCTGGCTCCCAACGAATAACATGAACATAAAGTCCTCTTCCGTCACGAAACCAGCGGTTAAGTTCCTGCACAACTCGCCCCCCACAGTCAGGTAAAGTTCTCTGTGGTTACTTACAGCCAGGTGATTTGGTAATCTGCATTCATGCCGTAACAACAGGTGTGCAGCGACACTGACCACCAGCTGTTGCGACAAACGGTTATTTGCCGTTAAACTGTTCATGCGTTAGTTTCTCCACAGACACAAAACGCCACGACGCCCGGAGCTGCACACTCGCGGGCGTCACTCTTTTCTGGAGCGCAGAAAATTTTGTAGACCAGTGCCGCATGCTCCTGGAGCTTCGAAATTGACAGATACAACTCATCATTCATTGCTGTCTGCTCGTGTGGCTCCACTACCCCATCTTCGATTGCCGAACGAATCTGCTTTGAGTAACTCCCGATCTGTTCGATGACTTCCAGCAGGCGCTGGTTTATATCGGCGTTCTCTACTTCCTCAATGTCAGGAAGCGATACAAACACCCCACCAGCAGACTGTGCGACAGCATCCGCAATGTAGTGAGTGCCAGCCGCGCGCTGTAAAATCATTGCCCATCCCAGCGGGAAAATCTGATCGCCATCGGCACGAAGGCGATTGAATAAAGCGTTCTCTGTTACATCCAGCCACTCAGCTGCTTCAGCGTAACCACCCGGCAACGCCGCGATAGTTTTTCTGACCGCTTTCACGTACCACTCAGGCTGTTTTTCCACTTTCCAGTGATGCTTACCCACGGCTTACCTCCTTTTCCTGTGGTTTTAACTCATTCCGGTTTTGACTAGATTGAAAGCGAGCAGGATAGAGAATCTGCATTTCGCTGATTTCTCCCTTAAAAAAATTGGCCAGACGCTCTGCCAGATCGATAGATGGAATTTGTTCCAGTCTCTCAATACGACTCAGCGTCGCTGGATTAACCTGAACACCCGCAGCAACATGCTGCAAAGTAAATCCGTGCGCCTTACGCACATTTCGTAATGGTGATTGCATACAACCTCCACATATTGCGTGATAAGCATATTATTTCACGCAAATATTTTGCGCAAGTTGATTTGCTTAACGCGCAATAAAGAAATGTAATAAACGCATGAACATAGGAAATCGAGTCAGACAACTTCGCCAGGCGAAGAACATGAAAATCGCCGATCTCGCTGAAGCAATAGGAGTGGATGCGGCGAATATCTCACGCCTGGAAACAGGTAAGCAGAAACAATTCACTGAACAAGCCCTGAGTAATATTGCCAGGAGCTTAGGTGTTGATATTGCAGATCTCTTTACCTCAGACTTCAAAAGTAATACTGTATGTAAAAACAGTACTGGTGAGGATGTTGCGCAGGTGAAGGATGTATTCCGTATTGAAATGCTGGATGTCAGTGCCAGTGCGGGAAATGGCCTTATCCAGGGCGGTGATGTCATTGATGTGATTCATGCCATTGAATACATAACTGATAATGCTGTATCGATGTTTGGAGGACGACCAGCCAATCACATTAAAGTTATCAACGTTCGTGGGGACAGTATGTGTCCAACCATTGAGCCAGGAGATCTCATCTTCGTTGATATCAGTATCAATCAGTTTGATGGGGATGGTATCTATGTGTTTGGTTTTGATGATAAAATTTATGTCAAACGACTGCAAATGATACCTGACAAACTACTGGTGATTTCTGATAACCAGATTTACCGTGAATGGGGAATTACCAGCGAAAACGAACACCGGTTTATGGTCTTTGGGAAGGTCTTAATCAGTCAGTCACAAACCCTTAAGCGACACAATTAACCCCGACCTCCTCATCAATTAGCCACCAGAAGGTGGCTTTTCATCACCCATCATATTGCGCATCTCGCAACAAAAACACTTGCATAATGCGCAATTTCATTTTATCTTTCTTTCCAGACCAACAAACAAGGTCCTAACAAAATTTGGTTGTAACACGGCGTATGGCACATGCGTCGTTAGCGGTCTGGGGACGTTAAAGGGGACAATCCACTCCTTGCTCGGGCAAACAAACCAGGTAGCCGGAATGTGCAAGTCAATGAGGATGCTGATAAGACGCCTAACCAGCGTGGCGATTCGGTTTGACGCCTGGGAAGAGACCAGGACGCAACGATGAGAGCATTGACGAGCAAGGCATAAGTGCTGGTTCAATTCCAGACAGTCCCATTCAGATGGGAGGGTTGGGCAGGGAAAAGGTCCGTTCGATTCGGACACCGGCAATGCTCTCAGCGTTGTGGTGAATGCGCAGGCTGATGCGCGAAAGACATTGCAGCTATTGCGGAAAAGAGCTGTTCGGCGGGGCAATCAAACGCCCGTGAGAGTCTGAAATAACCGCAAGCCGGAGATCAGCACCGGTCACCACAACAGCCACTGCTTTGGCAGTACCAGTTTGTACACTTGCTTCCGGCTGGTACCGCTCTTTTTACAAAACAGAGAAGAGCATCACCGGACGACGGGCTCATAACCCAATCCATCCGGGCGGCTGCCACCGCAGGTGTTCTTCTCTGTTTTGTGGAGAAACCAACCGACCTTGCAGGGTCGATATGATGAGGAGCAACAAAATGGCTAGCGAACGCAGTACTGATGTGCAGGCATTTATCGGGGAGCTGGACGGCGGCGTATTTGAAACAAAAATCGGCGCAGTTCTCAGTGAAGTCGCTTCCGGTGTGATGAACACGAAAACCAAAGGTAAGGTCTCGCTCAACCTGGAAATCGAACCGTTTGATGAGAACCGTGTGAAAATCAAACACAAACTCTCATATGTTCGCCCGACTAACCGCGGGAAAATTTCCGAAGAAGACACCACCGAAACGCCGATGTATGTCAATCGCGGTGGTCGCCTGACTATTCTGCAGGAAGACCAGGGACAATTACTGACTCTTGCCGGTGAGCCTGACGGAAAACTCCGCGCAGCAGGTCATTAATATCGTTCTTAATTAACTGATTATTTATCTCATCACTGAATATCTTAATATAGTGAGGACTTATTATGTCTCAGAACTTAGACGCAACCGCAATTAATCAAATCCATGCCCTTATTTCTGCTCAGGGTGTTAATGAAATTATCAGTAAGATTGGTGCCGATGCTGTGGCATTGCCTGAGAATTTCCGCATTCATGATCTGGAAAAATTTAATTTAAATCGCTTCCGTTTCCGTGGTGCGCTTTCCACTGCCAGCATCGATGACTTTACCCGTTATTCTAAAGATCTTGCAGATGAAGGCACCCGCTGCTTTATCGATGCCGATAATATGCGAGCCGTCAGTGTGCTTAACCTAGGTACTATTGATGAACCAGGTCACGCAGATAACACCGCCACTCTCAAACTGAAAAAGACAGCACCGTTCTCTGCCCTGCTGTCTGTTAATGGCGAGCGTAACTCCCAGAAGTCACTGGCAGAATGGATTGAAGACTGGGCCGACTACCTTGTGGGCTTTGATGCTAATGGTGACACCATTCAGGCAACCAAAGCGGCTGCGGCAGTCCGTAAAATCACAATTGAAGCAAACCAGACCGCTGATTTTGAAGACAATGACTTCAGCGGCAAACGCTCTCTGATGGAGTCTGTCGAAGCGAAAACCAAAGACATTATGCCAGTGGCATTTGAATTTAAATGCGTTCCGTTTGAAGGCCTGAAAGAACGTCCGTTTAAATTACGCCTCAGCATTATCACTGGCGATCGTCCTGTACTGGTTCTGCGCATTATTCAGCTGGAAGCGGTGCAGGAAGAAATGGCTAACGAATTTCGTGATCTGCTTGTTGAGAAATTCAAAGACAGCAAAGTAGAAACCTTTATTGGTACTTTCACCGCCTGATTTCATTACTGCAAATGCCCCTGCGGGGGCATTTATGGAAACGTAATTAACTCAATAATCACCGGATGGTGAGAGCTTCCTTTTAGCAGAATTCAACGCGGTGCAGCGCATATAAAGTGGAGAACGAAATGTCATTTATTAAAACTTTTTCCGGGAAGCATTTTTATTATGACAGGATAAATAAAGACGACATCGTGATTAACGATATCGCAGTTTCCCTTTCAAATATCTGTCGCTTTGCAGGACATCTTTCACACTTCTACAGTGTCGCCCAGCATGCGGTGCTTTGCAGCCAGCTGGTGCCGCAGGAATTTGCTTTTGAAGCGTTAATGCATGATGCAACAGAAGCGTATTGCCAGGATATTCCCGCTCCACTGAAACGCCTTCTTCCTGACTATAAACGGATGGAAGAAAAAATAGACGCCGTAATCCGTGAGAAATACGGGTTACCCCCGGTTATGAGCACGCCTGTGAAATATGCCGATCTCATCATGCTGGCAACCGAACGCCGCGATCTCGGGCTTGATGATGGCTCTTTCTGGCCAGTACTGGAAGGTATCCCGGCAACAGAGATGTTCAACGTGATGCCACTGGCACCGGGCCATGCCTACGGGATGTTTATGGAACGCTTTAACGAGTTATCGGAGTTACGCACATACGCATGAGTCTTTCAACTGAACAACCGCTGGAGGGGTAGCAATGAGCAACTTAATGACAACAAAACAAGTCGCCGAATTCTGTGGCGTTTCAATATCGACGGTGCTTCGCTGGAACAGCGTAAACAGGAGGACAGGCCAGAAATACAGGCCAGATTTTCCAGATCCTGATATTAAATCCTGCCCAAATAAATGGGCATCACGCAAAATATACAGATTTGCTGGAGTTATTGAGTAATGAGAGTTAGCCAAGAGGTGAGATAGTATCCATCTATGGCACAGAACTAAACATAATCTGACTATATGCTCTGTGCCAAAAACAGATGTTATATCATGTATTGTATGCTCATCCTGCAAAATATAAATTCCGCAGACACTCCTCACCTCTGAATATTAATCCACAATGGATGCGACAAAAAAGATTTTGAGTTGGTATCAGGCGAAATATTAATAATTATAATACCCCATGCACAATGCCATCTGAGTCATCAGATCCTGGTCTCTATCAATATTTATCTTGCCATCAGAAAAATCCAACACAAAGAAATGATGAAATTTCGGCGGAACAACTTTAGAGTAAAAGCAGAAATACTCATTATTCCTTTCATATTGAAAATTAACGTATATTTTTTTAATTTTTTTATTTTCCACCAAGTCCATAAACATTTTATTTAAATCTGACCTTTTACTTTCCTTGTCATCATCTTGAAGCTTAGGATCAAAGTAACGTATTAAGCAGCTTTCAATAATTCTTCCCTCATTATCAACATCAATTTCATCCAGTAGAGAATTTGAAATATTAAAGACTATATTACATTTATTATTCAGAGATATAATCCTTGGATTAAATATACTAAAACAAACAAAAAAATCATTATCGTCATTTGAAACGCTATACAGCATCTTTGATAAGCCACGGTGAATAAAATCAACAGGGCGCCGATGCGGATGACGTGTATATCCTACGTAATGCACTTCTGTATGAATTCCTAAATCAATATAATGTCCGTTTACGAAGTCATGAACTGACATTACACATAAATTGCCATTTTCATATTCAATGTAGAGAAACTTCTCAGTTACTCTAACATTTGGAGTTACCTTCACTACCCCATTCTGCGTAAACGTGCAAAAGGAATATTTTATCCGAAGCTTTCGCTCTTCTTTGCCAATCAACAGAGTGAATACTATATTTTTTGTGAATGGGTTATACCTAGGCTGTTTCTTGGTTGAAAACCTCACTTTTTTTCTTGAACCTAAGAAATAAATAAATCTCTTTTCACAGCTTTCCCTCGTATATTTTTCCATAATTCTGAGATGGTTCTTTATTATCTTATTTGTTCTTATATCATCAGGAGGATTAATTATCATATCATACCAAATACAATCGGTGTTAATGAGATCAATCCACAATGACTTATCGGCTTCTGAGAAAACCACGTTAGAGTTTATAAAATCAAAGTTTCCGCGAGTCATAAAACACTTCATCACATTAAAAATCACCTGCACATAATAAATTAAGTAGCAGAAGGTTCGCAAACCCTTGCTTCTGTTTGTGCTATGATATTTTTCATAATTCATTGATTGGCATCCCTACATCCTTAGTCCCACAGTAACCCAATAAACCATCAAACTCCTGCCGACCCCCCAAATACTGAAGCTACCGGTTAACGTAGTCTGGCTAAAAACCCAGTACACAAGGTATCCGCAGCGGACTGGCAGATATGATTACGCTCTGGCTACGCAAACTGTCCGTTGGAGATTAAGTCAGTACAAGTAACGATCGATTCAACCCTCTCCCACCATGCCCAGTAAGCTTTACGCTGTTCTTCTAGATAATCGCTCTTATCATAAACTTGCCATACACCTGGCAGTTTATGACCGAGCATTATTTCAGCAATATGAGGAGCAGTAAGATCAGAAAAGTTTGTTCGTGCTGTTCGTCTCAAATCATGAAGAGACCAATGAGGAAATTGATACCCCAAACGTCGCCATGCGAACTGCATTAAATTGTAAGGCAGCGACTGCAATGATGTCCGACCAACTGGCTCCCTGCTTCCTTCCTTGGTAAAAAGCATATCGGAACCGTTGTTCATAGAGATAACGTATTTTATAAGCTCTTCAACCGGTTCAATAATGGGCCGCTTTAGCGGTTCGCCTGTTATGTCCCCAGTCTTATGTCGTTCTGGTGGTACAGTCCATACCTTATTTATGAAATCAAAATCATCCACCCTAGCAGTAATTAGCTCTGAACTACGGCAACCAAAATGCAGCAATAGTTTAATGAAGGCTCGGTATTTAGGAACCATTCGAGAACCATCGATCGCAGCATAAAGGATGTTAATTTCATCATGTGTCAGAAACCGTTTTTTCTGACCTTTACGGATATCCATATCTTTACCCGTGATATCCGACAGTGGGCGAGTTTCAATGAGCTTTCTCTTATACGCCCAGACATGAGCCTGCTTTGCGTTAATTAGCAATCGGTCTACTATTGCTGGAGTCTTGGTGCTAAGAGGCTCCAGGACTTCTAACCAATCATGCAATGTAGCTGCATCGTGAGGGATATTCCCGATTTTAGAGAACAGGTGCAGCTCAAACGAGCGGAGTATCTGTTCAGAACCTTTTTTATTTTTTACACAATATGCTTCATACCAGGCACGGATCACAGACTCTACCGTCATGGCTTCAGTAGCTTTTCGTTTTTCAGCCTGCTTGACTAATCGTGGATTGCGGTTTAACTCGAGTTCACCACGGAGACGGATAACTTCTTCTCTGGCCTCTTTTAATCCAGTTGCCGGGTAAGTTCCGATATCAAGGCGCTCACCTTTCCCTGCCCATTGATAACGATATTGGAACACTACGCGACCTTTCGGTGATACTCTGACAGACAGACCATCACGATCGGATTTAACCAAAACCTTATCACGTTTCTTTCCAACGACTGAACGCAACCACGCATCAGACAGCGCCAT